TAGATAATCATGGCTATTGAAAAAGTAAATGGTATTGAAAACGTAGATTTACCTCAAGGTGTTCAAGTATCTGTTTCAGAAACTGAAATAACACCTGGCGTAACAGAATTAGAAGATGGATCTGCAATCATAGGTGAAATGCAAGAGCAACTTGAGGCATCAATGCCTGTTCCATTTAACGCTAACTTAGCAGAATACATAGACGATGGAGAACTTGGTGTTATATCAAGTGATATTGTTGGAGATATTGATGAGGATATATCATCTCGTAAAGATTGGGAAGATCAGTATAAAGGTGGCTTAGAATTACTAGGCATGAACTATGAAGATAGGGCAGAGCCTTTTGAGGGTGCATCTGGCGTAGTTCACCCATTATTAGCAGAAAGCGTTACACAGTTTCAAGCACAAGCGTATAGAGAGATGCTACCAGCAAGTGGACCTGTTAGAACACATATTGTTGGTGCAGAAAACCCAGAGTTACTTGCACAATCAGAGCGTGTTAAAAATTATATGAATTACCAAATAACCTATGAGATGGAAGAATATGATCCAGAATTAGATCAGATGTTATTTTATCTTCCAATAGTAGGATCAGCATTTAAAAAGATTTATTTTGACCCTTCAATGCAAAGAGCTGTTTCTAAATTTGTTCATGCAGAGGATCTTATTGTTCCTTACAATGCAACAGATTTAAAAACATCTACACGCATTACTCATGTTGTCCGAATGGATAAAAATGAGATTAGAAAATTACAACTAGCGGGGTTTTATAAAGATATAGATTTACCCTCATCTGATAGTGGAGGAACAAATTATGATGAGGTCAAGGAAACAATAGATGACATACAAGGCATTAATAAAGGTTCTGGTTACAACGAAGAGATAACATTATATGAAGTTCACACAGATTTAGATTTAATTGGCTTTGAAGATATAGGTCAAGACGGAGAACCCACTGGATTAAAAATGCCCTATGTTGTTACAATAGTGGAGAAATCTGGTGAAATATTATCGATCAAAAGGAATTTCAATGAAGGCGATCCATTCCGTAGGAAGATCCCTTATTTTGTGCATTATAAGTTCTTACCTGGTCTTGGCTTTTATGGCTTTGGCCTTACTCATATGATAGGTGGCTTATCAAGAGCATCAACATCAATATTAAGACAACTAATAGACGCAGGTACATTGTCTAACTTACCTGCAGGATTTAAAGCAAGAGGTGCAAGGATTAGAGATGATGAAACTCCACTAAATCCTGGCGAGTTCAGAGATGTAGATATGGTGGGTATGGATTTGCGTCAAGCAATCATGCCACTCCCATTTAAGGAGCCATCTCAAACCTTGTATTCCCTACTTGGAACTTTAATAGACTCTGGTAGACGCTTTGCATCTATGGCTGACATGAAAGTTGGAGAGATGCAAGGCAACGCTCCAGTTGGCACAACTATGGCGATCATGGAACGTGGCACAAAAGTAATGTCTGCAATTCATAAACGTCTGCATTATTCACAAAAAATAGAGTTCAAATTACTTGCTCGTATATTTGCTATGGATGTACCCATATATCCATATCAAGTGCCTGGAGCTCCTCCAGAGATAAAGCAGACAGACTTTGATGACAGAATAGATATATTACCAGTGTCTGATCCTAACATATTTTCTATGTCACAACGTATTGCGTTAGCACAAACACAATTACAATTAGCACAAAGTAATCCAGATATACATGGACCTAATGGAATGTATCAAGCATACAGGAAAATGTATGAAGCTTTGGGTGTAAATAACATTGACGCTATATTGCAACCACCGCCTCAACCCATGCCTATGAACCCTGCAAAAGAAAATCAAGAGGCCCTAAAAGGTGGTGCTTTAAATGCTTTTCCAGAACAAAATCATCAAGCCCATATAACTGCACATCTAGCCATGATAAGCACACCAGTTGCACAAGCAAACGCTGCAATAATTATGACTTTACAAGGACATATATCAGAACATATTGCTATGATGTCTGAATTACAAGCACAACAAGAGGTTATGGCATCAATACCACCAGAGCAACAAATGATGATGCAACAAGATCCTAATGCAATGAAAGCTATGCAAGATCAGATAGCATCAAGAAGTGCAGAATTAGCGGCAGAGATACAAGAACAATATGCACAAGCCTTAACACCACCTCCAAGTGAAGATCCACTTGTAACAATTAGAAAGCAAGAGTTGGCACTAAGAGGACAAGAGATAGCACAAAAACAAGACCAGTTTGAAAAGAAGCAAACATTAGATAAAGAAAAAGAAAGAAATGATGTGCTGTTAGATCAACAAAGATTAGATCAACAAGAGGAGATAGCTAATCAAAGAGATCAAACGCAACGTGATATAGCAGCAATGAAATCAATGAAAGGATAAAATAATGGTAAGTTCTATTAGAGAAAAAATTTGGGAAGTAGAAAAAGAAAAGAAAAGACAAAGAAGACTCGCAAAAGAAGGAGTTGTAGATGCCGTTAAAGAAAGGCAAGAGCCAGAAAACAATCAGCCAGAATATAAGGAAGTTGAGGTCAGAGAAATACCCACAGAAGCAAGCGATAGCAATAGCGTTATCAACGGCGGGGAAATCAAAGCCAAAATCAACAAACCAAAAAAGAAAGCGAAAAAAGCCAGTAAAAAAGCGTAGTGGCGGCATAATTAAAAAGTTTTCTGAAATAGCAAAGCCACAAAAATTTAAAGGTATATTCTAATGGATCCTGCAACCATAGGTGTAGCTATAACAGCAGCTAATACGGCTTTCAACGCCATCAAGCGTGGCTTCCAGGCAGGCCGTGAAATCGAATCTATGGGAAAAGATTTGGGCCGCTGGATGTCAGCGTTAAGTGATATTGATAATGCAGAAAAAACTGCAAAGAACGCATCTCCCTTAAGAAAATTATTTAAAGGTAATGAGATAGAAGCTTCTGCTATTGAAGCTTTTACAGCTAAAAAGAAATTAGAGGCTCAACGTCAAGAGCTTAAAACTTTTATAAATTTTCATTATGGCAGTAATTCATGGAATGAGATATTGCAAATGGAAGCAGATATAAGAAAACAAAGAAAAGAAGAAGTCTATGCTAGACAAGAATTTTATAGGAAAATATGGGAATACATAGGTTACTTTGTACTAGCTTGCACAGTAGTTGGTTTTTTATTTTTTCTTGCTTGGGTTTACAAAGAGAGTAGAAGATGATTGAAAAACCAGTTAAATTAAAAATTGATGAGAATAGTTTTGAATTGTCATTAAGAATATTAGGTAATGAGTTCGTTGCTATAAAAATAGGTTCAACTAATTTCAGTGGAAAACTTATTGCTGGTGGTGTTCTTTTATTATTTTTTACGTTAATCTTATTAGAGGGTTTTGGCTTAAACGAAATTTTATTAAAATGAATGTAGAGACGTTTTTGAAATGGAAGATCCTCCCAAGACTGATGATGCTCGTGAGTACGTTGATGTCGTGGAGATGTGCAGAATGGTTTATGCAGCTCGATTCACCAACTGCTAGTCAATCCGCTTTCGTATCAGTCGTCATGGGCGTTATGACAGGCGTTTTCGGCATTTGGATGGGTCACGAACATAAAGGAGATAATAATAATACTTCTACAAAATAAAAATACAAGGAGATTGAAATGCCACATTATACAAAGCCTCTAAAAAAAGTAATAGGTGGATTAAAAAAAGCGTCTAAGCTACACGCAAAACAGGCAAAAGTTTTGACAAAAATAAAAAAAGATCAAAGCAAAAGATACAAAAATGGCAAAAAGAAAAAGTGATTAGTTTATGGCAAAAAAAGATCCAAAAACTGGTACAGGCAAAAAACCTAAAGGTTCAGGCAGAAGACTCTATACTGATGAAAATCCAAAAGACACTGTTAGTATTAAATTTGCAACTCCTGCTGATGCTCGTGCAACAGTTGCAAAGGTTAAAAGAATTAACAAGCCTTATGCTAGAAAAATTCAAATCCTTACTGTCATGGAACAAAGGGCAAAAGTAATGAAAAAAGCAGAGGTAGTAAGAATAGCTAAATCTGCAAAAGAGTCATTGAAACGTGCAAGAAAAAAATGACTGCATTTTTTCTCATGTGTTATCTGAATGATAATTTTAATGGTGGAGTGTACTTTAAAAATATTAATGATTGTCTTTATTATTCTGAAAGGTTAAGCAATCAAAAAATAGAAGTTCCGATTAATGTTGAAAATTATGAATGTATGTGTAAACTCATACCAAATATCGACCCAAAAAAAGTGAAGGTATATTAGGAGGTAGCCATGTTACAAGCACTTATAGGTCCTGTTACAGGACTCTTAGATAAATTTATTCCAGATGCAGATAAAAAAGCAGATCTTGCTCATAAGATAGCTACCATGTCTGAAAGACACGCACAAGAATTAGCACTCGCTCAAATTGAAGTTCTCAAAGAAGATGCCAAAGGCAACTGGTTTCAAAGCTCGTGGCGACCCCTCATAGGTTGGATCTCAGGTCTATCTCTCGGAATAAATTACATGGTAGCACCAATTTGTGCTGGTTTCGGTATAACTATTCCACAAGCAGATATGTCTGTGATGATGCCACTAATGTTTGGTATGCTCGGAATTGGTGGCATGAGATCTTATGACAAAATGAAAAAGACTGACACAAAAAAATGACTCAAGAAAAAGACATTAAAATTTGTTGGATTCATAAAATAGCTATGAAAGAAATAGTGCATGAAGAACCAATACCGACTGTAGGAATGTATAAATTTAAAGAATATAAATGTCCAATGTGTGCTAATTTATATCAAGAAGAAGATTTATAAAATGGATGGCGTTAAATTAGCAGAACATTTATTAAAGAACATTCGCAAAAGACAAGACGAGTTAACTCAGTCTTTAGCAGATGGCTCGATAGACTCAATTGAGGACTATCGGTTTATTACAGGTCAGATACGAGGCATGACCTGGGTAATTGAAGAAATAAGAACCTCGATGAAAGGTATAGAAGATGACTAAAAAACTTTATGTGCCCAATAGGATTTTGGCACAGAAAAATATAAATCCAACACCTTCTCCAATCACTAAAGCATTTAAAGAAGAACCTAGTAAAAACGAAAGTGATCCTTCAAAATTAGATTCATCTACTTTAGACAGATTACCTCAACCAACTGGCTATAGACTTTTAGTAATACCATATTTCCCAAAAGAGAAAACCAAGGGTGGCGTATATATACCTGATGCTACAAGAGAGCGTGAAAACTTCGCAACAGTAGTGGCTTATGTAGTCAAATTAGGCCCTGACGCATATTTAGATTCTGATAAATTCCCAAATGGACCATATTGTTCTGAGAAAGAATGGGTGCTTATGGGTAGGTATGCTGGAAATAGGTTTAAAGTGGAGGGTCTTGAGTTAAGGCTTATAAATGATGATAATATTATTGCGAAAATACTTGATCCCACAGATATTTCGTATGTATAATGGAGAACATGATGGATAACACACAAGAACAAATTAAAGAAGAAAACCCTGTAGAAGAAAATGTCATTGTTGACATTGATGAGGGTGAACAGAAAAATTTAGATACGCAAAAAGTCGTTGAGAAAGAAGAAGAGCGAACAAGTGTTCGCACTGAGCAACCTGATGATGAATTGGATGAATATTCTGAAAATGTACAAAAGCGTATCAATCAACTTACAGCTAAAAGAAAACAAGCTTTAGAAGAGGCAGATGCAGCTTATCGTTACGCAGAAGACCAAAAAAAACAAAATGAAGAGTTGCAAAAACAACTTCAACAATTAAATTCTGGTTATACCTCTGAGTTTGGTAATAGAATCGAAGCACAATCTGCTCAAGCAAAAAAATTATACAAGGAGGCTTTTGATGCTGGAGATGCTGAAAAAATGTCTGAGGCGAGTGATCTCATGGCTAAACTCGCTATTGAGAACGAGAGACTCAGAATACAAAAACTTAGAGCCGAAAATGCAGGAACTCAAGCAAATGAGGGACAAACTAAACAAAACCAGCCCCAAGCGAGGCAGACCCAAGAAAAACAAGAGCTAGATCCAAAACTACAATCTTGGCTCAATAAAAATACTTGGTTTGGTCAAGATATGGTAATGTCTCGTGGTGCTCAAGCTATACATGAACAGATAGTAAGTGTAGATGGATTTGACCCATCAACTGACGAATATTACAAAGAAATTGATAAAAGAATGAGAATTGAGTTTCCTCATAAGTTTCAGAGTGACAGAAAAGTCGCCCAGACTGTCGCACCTGCAAACGGCAAAGCCGTATCAAGTGGGCGGAAAAAGCAAATAGAACTTACCCCTG